ATTTTAAAAAAAAAAATAAAAAAATTTTAAAACTAAAAAAAAAAAAAGTGTTTTCCTACCATAAGTCTAACCCTCTTATAATATCTTATTAGTGATACTACTAATTAAACAGTTTATTAGTCCTCTCTTGTAATATAGAATAAGTAATTTTACTAATAAAATCTATTTACTAATAAATTATTAATAGTTATTAATCACTATCACTATTATCACTATTATCACTTTCACTTTCAATAATTTCTAAAATTGTATTTTTAGTTTCTTGAAAATTATTATTTATAAAATCTTCTAATTCTAAATCTATTTCATTATTTTCTACTTTATGATTTCTAAAAACTGCTTCTAATTTTGGTACAAATTCTTTCATATTAAAATAATAGTATTTTTTTGATTGATTATTTATATTTACTGATTTAACACTAATTCCTTCTAATTTATCATTTAATAATTCATTCGTAATTCTTTTAAAATTCTTATAATTTTTAATAGTTTTTTTATCATATCCTTCACTTTTAAGATAATCTATAAAATTACATAATAAATTGGTAGATTGAATTATAAAATCATTTTTATATCTATGAAAACCTTTTGATTCTAAATCATTTTTTATATTAAATAAATAATAATGAAGAAGATTATAACTATGTTGTTTCATTTTAACTTCTTCATTTGTAATAGGTTTATTAAATCTTGGCGTATATTCACTTAAATCTATATTTAATAATTCAGTAAATATAGTATTAATTGTATCTTCATCATTTAATACATTTTCATAAATATTATTAAAGTATTCTTTTTTTCCTATTTGTTTATAATTATTATTAATAATACAAAATCTTCTACTATCTGCTGTTAATTGTACTGGATTAGGATTATTAGAAAAGAAGAATATTCTAATATAATTATCTAAAACTGTTGCATTTTGATATTTCTTTTTAATAGTTGATTTTTTTTTAGTTGACAATCCTTTAATTTTTTCTTTATTATTATTTCCAGCTTTACCTTCTGCTTCATTAAAAACAATTATTAGTTTATTTTCCATGACTTCATTAAAACTACCAAATATTTCACTTTGATCTTCTGTTGAATATATATATTTTTCGCCTAATATTTTTTGAAGTATTAATATGAATGTATCTTTACCAATACCTTCTAATGATTTAAAAACATTTATAATTTCTGCTAATTCTTGTGGTTTTTGAACTATATGAGCTAAAAAATTTTTTAAATGATTATATATTTCTTCATTTTCATAACTAATAGCATTATATAAATAATCCCAAAAATATTTAGATTTTTTTAAATTATCTTCTGTTAAATCTATTTTTTGAGCCTTAAAACCAGTAAATTTATTTATAATTCTTTTATTTTCATATTTTTTTTCAAATTGTTCTTTTTGTAAATTATCATATATATTATATGGTTCAAATACAATATTATCAAATACTAATCTATTTGGATCTTTTTTCCAAGTAGAAAAAGTATCAATATTTTTTAATTTACTATCTATAATTTCATTATGTCTAATAGTAGCACAATTCATTTTAAATTGTTCTATTGTTCTTTCTACCCATATATCATCTACTTTTTCTAAATAAATACCAAAATTAGTACAATAATTAAATTTTTTTTCAAATTCTATTTTTTTAGTAGAATAATGATTACATTCAGCACCATTTTCAATAAAATTTTCAAATTCATCTAAAACATTATTATGTGCATTAAATGGTTTAATTATAAATTTTATATATTTATATTCATTTACTATTAAATTTATATTTTCTAATATTTCTTCTACATTATCACCATTATAAATAAAACCATCAAATGTTAAAGCACTAATAGAATTTTGTGGTAATATTTTAATTACTTTTTGTATTATTTCAGTTTCATATCTATATAATATTTTACTTAATTTACTAGATAAAGGATTTTTACTCTCATCATTAGAATTATATTTATTAAATGCCTCATTATTTTTTACATAATTTTTAATTTTCATAAAGTCATCATTTAATAATTTCATAAAAGTATTTTTAGTTTTTGGAATATCTTGATTTAAATTTATAATAATATCATTTTTAGATAATCCATATTCACTTAATATATTATTTCTATCGTCTACATATATTTTTAATTGTGGTGTATTAATATTATGAATCTCGGCAAAATATAAAAGTATAGATGGAATAGCATTTACCATATCTAAATCATAATAATTCTCATCATAAAATAAAAAATCACGAACTTCTTTTTGAAATTTTTGAATTCCAAACCCTCTAACATAACATCTACCACTTGTAATTTTATATTTTTTATCTACTTTAGATATATTATTATCTGTGGTATTTACTAATAATTCATTTAGAAATTTTATAATTTGATTATGATATTTTTTTTTATCTTCACTTGAATACTTTTGGAAATTTTCAATATCTCGTTCTATATTAAAGTATTCGTCAAATGTTTTTAAAGATAAATTAAATAAAAATTTTACTTTATCTAAATTATATTTTTCAGTAAAATTAAGAAGCATAATATTAATATCATTATTATTTTGAATTTTATTTTTCATTATATATATATATTAATATAAAATAATTTCTAAATAGTTTAAATATATATTTAAATAAATTGTAAAAAAAAATAAATTTAATTATACTTTTTAAAAGTTTGTTTAATCTTCTTTCAGTTCTAGTGTTTTAATATAATGTAAATGGTCTTCAGAAAATTTAATAATCTTCATATATTTGCTATAAAATTCAAGTTCCTCGTCTGTTTTTGGTAATCTACCAGTTTTATGAGTTTTAAGAAACGGTAAAATCTCAGCAATTTTTGCACCGTGTTTTGAAATTTTAACAAAATCTTCATAGTCTTCTCGAGTTAGTTTAAATGGTAATTTACGACACCAATATCTAATTTTATTACGAATATTAACATCATCTTTAACTAATTTTATCTGTTCTTCTTTTGTAATATATTTTTGTAATTTACAATTATATCCTAGAGAAGGCATTCTATATATATATATAATAAAATATTTTTAAATAGTTTAAATATATAATTAAATATATATTTAAAAATAAATTTGATTAGAATATATATGGATAATTTATTTCCTAGTGATATGCGAAAAGTTTTAAAGAAAGACTTATCACGTTTTAAAAGCTATATGCTTGATGAAGACTATGAACAATTTAAAACATATGATAATGAAGCATTTTTTTCATTATATATTATTAGCATATTAGATAATCCATTCGCATTAAAAAAAGTAAAAAAAATTTGTACTGATGGTGGTATAGATNCAAAANANTTTAATAGGTTTATTTATACATCACTCAAATATTGTGATAAATTAGATAAAGGCATCTGGTCTTTTCATGAAGCAAATGAATTAAATATTCCATTTGAAGATATTAAAAAATTAACACTGACTTATGTTATACTTTAATCTAAATTTATTTTTTTTTCAAGTGTATTTTATCAATACGATGAGCCTTTGACTTTGGATTAACAGCTGCTAGTACACGACTAAAAGCCCATTGCTCTTTACTTTTAACACTTGGTCTAACGGATTGTGGATTAGTCTTATATGCCCCAATACCTTTATTATATATTGTCTGTAATCCACTTAATTTATAATTAGTAGTTTTACTTATATCTTTTAAGGAGTGTGCTTTATCTTTTTTAAAATTATATTTTTCATTATATAATTGTTTATAAGTTTTTTTCATATACTATTTAAAATAAATTTTTGATTTGTTTTCCTGCCTTCATTGCAGATTTAGCATTCGCTAATCTTTGTGCTTTTGTTAAAGTTTGTTTTACGAATGGTTGTCTTGATATTTCTTTTAGAGGTTTCATTTTAATTAGTGATTCATCGAATTTACCAGCTATTTTTGCTAATGGTTTTGTTCCACGCTTAATAACAGTTTCCTTAACTACGCCACGAGGCATTCCTAATAAAGCTTTTGCTTGATCTATTACTGATTTAGCTACATTTTTTGCTCGCTTTATTCCTTTTGTTAAAACTGTTCCACTCGATTTAAATCCTTTAATTAATTTAGGTGTCGCTGATTTTAATCCTTTAATCGTAGGTCTTATTAATTTTTTTCCAATAGTTGAAAATAATCCCATATATTAATTAATATATTTTATTTTTTTTTACCATTACCAAATAATTTTTGAGTAATCATATGAGCCTTATCAAAACTTAATTTATTTTTGATTAATAATTTCATTGCATCAATATGTTTTTTTGAATGATGTTTACTATGTTCTTTAAATTTGTCCTTAATAGTCATTACAGGCATTATTGTATAAACTGGCTCTTTTTTTTTATCTATTATTTTCTTCATATAATTATATTACAAAAAAAATATTTTATTAAAGTATTTTAAAACCCTGCTAATCTAGCTCTATCTCGAAAATTCATAGTCTCTTGTGCTGGTGTTGGTGTTTTTTGTTTAGGCTTCTTTTTATAGACGACTTGTTCTTCTTCTTCTTCACTATCAGTTATATAAATTACTTTTTTTTCTTTTTTAACTACTTTTGGTTTTGTTTTAACTACTTTTGGTTTTGGTGGTAATACTTTTGTTGATTTAGTTTTTTTAAGTGGTGCAGGTTTAACCTCTTCATAGTCTTCATCGTCACTATCATTATCTTCATTTGCCCANGCNTCTAAATCAATATCACTATCACTATCTACTAATTCTTCTACTACTATTTCCTTAATAGGTTTCTTAACAGGTTTTTTTCTCGGAGCCTTAACAACCTCAACTTCTAATTCTTGTTTTTTATTTTGTTTAATACTATCCATAGGATTTATACCTGAACTACTTTTAGGAAAATCATTAATAGGTTTTTCTATTACTGGTGCTGGTTCAGGTTCAACTGCCTTTGTTTTAGTTCCTTCTTTTTCTGCTTTTCGTTCTGCTATTTTAGCCATTCTATTTGCCTTAGCTTTCTCGAATGCTTTAATTTGGGCTTCACTTCTTGGTTTTTTAGGCTTCTCAATTGTTTTATTATCAACCATTATATAATATATATTAGATTTTTTTTTAATATTTTACTTAAAAGATTTTAAAATGTAATTTGACTTTTAATATTTTTAAAACTTGGTTTATTTAATTCAAATAATTCACTATTTTTGATTAGTATATTTTTATCGGCATTAATCCTTTGTTTCTCTTTATTAGAAATAGGTTTATTACAAATAGCTCGAGCATATGTATACAAATTCATCATATCCATATTATTATATGGTGGTGTTTGTTTTAATAGTTCAATCATTTCTTTATAATTTTTATTTTTTATTAAAGTATTTGAAATAAATTTAGTTCCACTACTACCAACATTAAGATTAAGTCTAGGCAATAATTCAATATAATCATCATAATCTAATTTATTAGTTTTTTCTAATGTATTTATTTGTTCTAATTGTTCTATTTGATTATAAGGTATTCTGTCTAATAGTTCATTTCCTAATTGAAATGATTTTGTTAATGTAGGACTAATATATTCGAATATTTCATGATATTCACGATTATCTATATTATCTATATATTTATTACTACTTTCCATTATATTATTTATAATATTTTATTTTTTAGATTTTTACTTTTATATAATTTAATAATAACACTCTAGTCTCATCGATAGCGACCACATATTATTAGCATTAGCAAAACTAATTACAGTACCATCAATATCAGTAATATTTATTTGTAATTGTTCGGGAAGATGTTGAATTAGTATTGGTGAAATAGAATTTGAATAACTTAAAGTAAAATCGTTTACTCTATCAGTTGCTGTTGCATCAGCTAGTAATGTTGCTAATATATTATTAGCACCTTTAGTTTTTGAATTATAGCTATTATATTCAAACATATTAGAAGATAATACATAAGATAAACTACCTAAACCTTTTGTTTGAATCTGGAAATTATCAATATATAAAATAAATTTTTTATAATTTTTCCTTTTTACAGGAAGTTTTATATTATATTGATATTTACCAATTGATTCTGTATCTATATCAGCGGATTCAGAATCTAGATTTAATCGTATTATATCCTTATCGCATGAACATAACATTTATATATATTAATTATATTTTATTTTAATTTTAATTTAATTTTTAAAAGTATCATTTTGTATTTTTATACATTTTTGAGACTTTTGATGTTTTCTTAAACTATCTTTTCTAATTTCACAATTACAATATTCACATTTTACTTTTACTTTCATTTTTTTTTCTTTTTCATTTTTATTTTCTTGATAATATTGTTTTGATTTTTCACTTAATATTTCTTTATTTTTTTCACGATATTCTTTCATTTTTTTATTTAATTCTTCTTTATTTAGTTCATAATATTCTTTTCTATCTTCTTTTTTTTGTTCTTCTGTTATATATGATTTATTACTATTTAATGTAGAACCTAATTCAATCATTATTCTATTTTCTTCTGCTTCCGCTTCTCTTTTATTATTACAAGGATAAGTTTTTATAATAATCATATCCCAATTATCATAACAACCATTATCTCTTATAAATTGATATTTATATTGATTATGTTTTTTATTATTTGGATTATTACAACAAGTTTTATGATTTTTTTTTCGTGATTTATAATCTGTAGTATGACCTACATATATATCTTTAACATTAATATCTTTACAACATAATTTATAAATAAATGTTTTTTGATAATCAACTTTCATTTCCTTTTATTA